CATTGCGTTGGTGGCGTAGTCGTCGTTGGAGACCGAGCGCGACTGCGAGCGAATCGACGCCGGCCCATAGAGCTTGGCGTGCTCCAGCGATTCGCGCGGGCCGCCGCCGTCGGCGCGAACGGCGTTGGTCACGCGCAGCGGGACGCGCGCACCCGACGCCGCGACGGGCTGGCGGGCGAGCTTCGTTAGCAGATTGACGTCGACGTTGTGGTCGCCGCCGCCGACGCGGTAGGTCGCGCCGAGCAGCGATCCGTCGGGCGGCGTCGCGCCCGTGATGCCGTCGCCAAACGTAATTGTGGCGACGTCGTTCGCGTCGACGCTGACCGTGTAGACCTGATCGGTGCCGCGCGCGTTGAGGAAGCTCGGCACGCGCGCCCAGGCGACGCCGTCGACGGTGATCTGCTCGGAGCGCGCGAGATACGGCGTGCGGCCGAGCGCGTAGCGCTGATTTGGCTGTCCAGTCGCGGCGCCGAGGGACTCCTCGATCGTATGGCCCTCGACCCACGAGACGGTCAGTGGGCCGACGCTGCCTTTGGGGATCGCCAGCTCTGATTGCGTCTCGCCCGAGGTCGTACCGTCCTCGGTCGTGACAACGGAAAGACGCGGCCAGATGTAGTCCTCGTTGAGCGGCGAGTCGAGCGTGACGGTCAGATCGACGGAACTCGGTGTCGCCGTCGCCAGCTCGTAGCCGAGAAGGCGCAGGTGATTGATGACGTTCTGCCGCTCGGTCGCCGTGACGAGAAAGGCTTCGTTCACCTGGCGATCTTGGTAGTAGCTGAGAAGGTCACCCGTGTACGCAACCGCCTCGAGCTCGGCTTCACCAGCTTGGCCTGGCCCAAAGTCGGTCCAGTCGGGTACGCCGGCGCGCACACGCTGCTGAAGCTCCGTCAGAACCGAATCGTAGTCCTTGGAGGAGTAGTCGAGTCGCGGGTAGCGCGCCATTATCGCCTCGTCGATTGCTGAAACGCCGTCGTGAATGGCCCCCCGCCCGACGTCGAGCGCACCTGCCAGCGCACCTGGCCGACGAGGCGCGGAGTGTCGGGGTCGGTGTCGAAGTCGAACTCCGCGTCGACGGAGAGAAGCGCGATTCGCGGCTCCCAGTCTTCGAGCGCGTCCTGAACGTGACGCTTGGCCAGCGTCAGGGTGATGTCGTCCGCTGGCTCCCAGACGAGCGTGTGGATGAGGCAGCCGTAGTCGGGACGCATCACGCGCTGGCCCGGCCGTGTGGCGATGATGTCGAGAATGCTCTGCTCGATGACGGCGGCGCCGTAGGCGAGCTTGAAGTAACCGCGCGGGCCGCGCGCGATGGGGAACGCGGGAGCGGCGAGCTGATTGAGCGGCAGAAGCGGCATCGGCTACTACGTCTCGTCGCTGATGTTGGTGATGCGCAGCTGCCCGCCGAGCCCGTCGGCCGTGGTCACGAAGATGAAGCCGTTGTTGACGTCGTCGACGGTGAGCTTGTAGTAGCGCCCCTTCTCCAGGAGGAAATCCGTCGTGTCGACTCCCGGAGTCCGGCCAGGTCCTCCTTGCCGCACGTAGCAGCCCGTCTCGCGACAGAACGCGACGTAGCGTCGCGGCGGCAGCGGCGTCGAGTTGTAGTTGACCGTGCCGTCGACGGGGATAACAACTGTCGAGCCGATGTATGAGGCCCAGAAGTCGTTTTCATGCTGCTGCGGGTTGCCGCGGGGCATAACTTGCCTGCGCTGGTTAGTCGGCGCTCCGATGGCGACGAGAGCGATGGCCCGCACTAGGGCGCGAAGCGAACGAAGCCGGCGAACTCTTGCGGCCGGCGCGTGCGTGAGGCGCAGCGATTCCCCGAGTTGCCTTCGCGCGTCTCGAGCGTGCCGTCGGCATTCACCTTGGCGACGAGGACGACATGGCCGTGACCAGACGTGAGAATGCAGCCGGCAGCGCCCGCCGCCGGCGTTAGGCTGACGCGGCCACGCGCGTGGCCTGCCGCGAGCCACTTCTCCGAGCTCGCCAGATCGCCCCAGCCCGCCACGGGCGACTGAAGTCCGAGCTGGAGCGCCGCTTCGTCGACACACCACTTGGCGAATCTCGCGCACCAGGGCGCGCCGTGGCCGGGCCCGAAGTAGTTCAGGAGCCAGTCGCCATCACCATCGTGACCGAGGAGGAAGCGATCGACGTCGGGCCCGCGGTGCGATCGCGGCGGCACTTCGACGACCGGCTTGCGGCAAAGGGCATCGGCGATCTGAAGCGTCTGCGCGACGAGCGGCGGCAAGCCGCTGACGTCGAGCGGAGGCACGTCGTCGCTCGCGTCCGCGTTGGTCAGTGCCGCCCATGTGTTGGGTCCGACGATACCGTCGCTGGTTCGGCCGTGCTGCGCCTGGAAGTCTTCAACCGCTGCCACGAGCGCCTGGCCGTAGCTGCCACACTGTTGCGCCTCGGCGGGAACGGGAATGCCGCGCTCGATGAGCGCCTGCACCAAGACATCAACGTCGGATGATTGGGCTCCGGGATAGAGGGTCTGCATGCCGGAGCGGCGCGCGTTAGCTTCTCGGCTACGTGAACGTCAGGCGAAACGTGAATTGAATCTGGTCGCCCTGGTTCAGCGCGACGCCCGGAAAGTCGCCATGGAGGAACAACGTCCCACTGGCGATTGCGTCGAGGAGCCCAGCGTTGGTGATGGTTCGTGCGCCGGTAGCGGTCATCGTCGCGACCACTTGGTACGTGTCGTTGGGGACGTTGGTTGTCTGAAGCGACGATGCTCCCGGCGCCCTCGCTTCTGGCGCTTCGGCAAACAGCGCCGTGTCGGTTGGATCCGCAGTGCCCGGGCCAGTGCCCCAACCCACCATCGCGGGCTCGGCGCCTCCACCTTTGATTCGGGTGGCGATGACTGCTTTGCCTGCATTCGTGAGAACGGTGGCCATGGCTAGGCGACACCGCGAGCGAGCCGCGTCAGTCGCGCCAGCCCCCGGCGAACTCGCCAGAATGCGCGCAAAAGCACGCTGCGATGCCAATAGGCGACGACGCCGAGGTCTTCACGGCGACCGTCACTGCGGATGACGACGGCCTCGATTTCGATACGCGCCGGCCTCAAGCCGACTGCCAAGTTGCCCGACTCGTTCATGCTGACTCGGTTGGCCGTTAGCCGGACTTCGACCTCGGCGGCGGCGGTGGTCTGACGGGTGGTGCGACGAACAACGACAAGAACGCGCGCGCGGTGGCGCCAAGGATCTGACTAAAGCGCACGCCGATGCCCGAGGCAACCCCAGGCTGGCCGAACGAAGCGGACGAGGTCGTCGTCATGACGCGCGAGGTGAAGCGAATGAGGCGTTGGATGAGACCGTAGCTCTTCGGCGCCGCCCAGAAGAAGATCGGCGTCCTATCGGGGGCCCACGGTGAGCCGAGGCTCGTGAACCAGAATCCCCGATTGTTGGCCCCATCGGTTGCGAAGACCAGATCGCCGTCGCGAAAGTTGTCGACGGCGCGGTAGTTGAAGTTGCCCTGCAAGTTGAAGAAGCCCACGAACGAGCCGTCAGTGAACTGCAAGGTGAATATTCCATTTTGCGTCGGATCTATTTGAGCCGTTAATAGAACGCGATCGCCGATGCTCGCAGGCGTCCCGTCGATTTGACAGGTGGGCGCGAACTGATCGACCCAGGGCAACGTCTGCACGAATCGAACGGTATGCGCATGGAGCGGCTGCCCGACAAACGCGCGGCTGGTCGCGGCGAGAGACAGACTCGTGAGGGTCACGCGATCGCTGGTCCGATTAGCCGAGCCTCAGCCAACTTTGGCCTTCTGGGACTCGTACGCCTGTCCACTCGAGAGCTTCGACCCAAACTGCTGCAACGTCACCATGACGCTCTGAATGCCTGTCAGCACCTGGGCCGTCGGTCCGCCAGTGGTCCCGGCCGCGAGCCCGCTCAGCAGCTGGGACCATGCTTGTGCGAAGTCTTGCAGGAACGTGTCCGCGAGCAGCATTGGATGCCTCCCGCCCGAGACGACCTCAATCGCGGGCGCGTCGATGATGATCTTCTTCGAGCTCTTTACCGTGACCTGGCCGCTGCCAGCGTCGACGATCACATCCTTGTCCTTGCCCCGCACGTTAACGCCATCCTTCGAGAGCTCGACGACGTGACCGTCGGCGTGCTCGAAGTGAACCTTGCCGTCCTTGTCGTCGACGAAGAAAACGTGCCCAGCATGCGTTTTGAAACCGCGCACGTCAGGGTAGTTGGCCTTGAACGGATCGGGCAGCTCGCTGTCGCCCCACCAGCCCGGCCGCCAACGCGGATAGTTTGCATTGCCTCCTTCGAACTCGACCCACACCCAATCGTTCTTCTGCGGCAGATCGAGGCCGCCGTAGCCATTGCCGGGTGTCATCCCGAGGCCGACGGGCTCCGCCCACTCTGGATGCTCGGCGTCGCCAGTGACCTGGGGAATGATGAGCTTTACGCGCCCGCGCTTGGCGTCGTCGTTGTTGTTCGTAACCTGGGCCTTGTACAAGCCGAGGTAGGCGCGCGAGCCTTCGTCATCGCGTGGCGGCGGAAGCACATGCGCGAGGCGCGTCATCGGACGATACGCTCCCTTCCGGTCGCGGGGTCGACGACGACCTTGGGGACGCGCTCAGCCTTGCCGGGCTTCGTTTCATTGACTTTGCCCGAATTCTTGCCGTCGCCTTTGTGCACCGAGCTATGTCCGTGCCGGTGAAGCCCAAGGGTGGTCTTGAAGCCACCCGTCCCAATCTGGTGCCGGCACGCGAGCACCCGCCAGTGGCCGCTGTTCTTGCGCCCCACGCCGAAGATTCGAATGACATCGCCGCGCGCGAGCAGCGGATTGCCGTACACCTCCGCCGTTGCCTGGATCGCCGCGACCTCCGCGCGCGCGCGCAGATCGCGGGCGTGATCTTCGAACAGCGCGCGGTCGGAGCCTGGGTGCGCGATCACGCGGCCGGTCGTGTCGGGCTGCCAGGCTTCAGTGCCCGACACCTTGTCGACGTGGAACGATCCCTTGCCCAAGACAGGGCGGCCACTCTCGCTCGGCTCGTTGATGCGCTTTTCGATCTTTTGCTTCTTCGCGGTATCGACGCCGACGGCCGACGTCTCGATGCCGGGCCCGAGTTGCCGATGCGCAGCATTCGATGCCGGCTTGAATCCCAACAGTAGCCCGCGCCCGTCGCGCCAGAGGTAGTCCCGAACTGCGCTCATGGCGTAGTCCGGCTTCTCGAAATAGAGGCGCTCGCCCTCGAATCGCACACGGTAGTCGATTCGTCGCGCCAGCCGCTCCAGCATCTTGTGGTCGTTGATTCCAGCCTGTACGTCGCTGATCGTGGTGCGCAGCTCGCTCGGCAGATTCGGGTCGCGCGCATTCGTCGACGCGCGCACGTTCCCAGTCACGCTCGGCAGATACGCCTGTAGGCCGTTGCGCTGCGCGATGTCGATCACGATGCCGGCGATGGTGGTGCCGGAATGCGTCCGCTGCGTCTGTTTGCCGTGCAGGCGCACGCCCTGATCGCGCATTCGGATGACGCGGCTGATGCCGCTCGTTTCGAAGGCTGGCTCGATCCCGATGACGGCGCATTCGTGCGTGCGCGAAAGCTGGCCGATCCAACCGAACCGAAGCCGGACGCTGCTCTTCTCCTTGACATAGGGATCATCAATATCCGCCGTCGCGAGCCCGTCGATGGGGGCCACGCGCCAGGCAATCTCGGTCGAGTGGTCCTCACGCTCATCGACCGTGAGCTCGACGATCTGGCTGACGTAGGCGCGCGGCAGCCGCTGGTCATCGACGTCGATGACAAAGACCGGCACGTGCCCAAGGACGGACGACGCCACTACTGAAGCACCTCGAGCGCGACGCGCTCAGCGGCCGGCACGCGAAAGACAGTGCCGACCGGGATCGCAAACGGATTGACGATGTCGTTCACGTCGCAGAGCACCCACCACAACTTCGCAGCCGCGGCGCCGAGCTGCGCGCCCCAGACCCGATAGGCCAGCGCATCGATGCGCTCGTTCAAGCCGATCGTGACGAAGCTGTCGTCGTCCGCGGGCTGGAGCGTGACGGGCTGACGCGTGCCGAGATAGACCTCGCGCCCGTCCTGGTAGAGCGCCGTCGGCTCGTAGCGACTGTCGCGGAGGATCACGGTGACCCCGGTCGGATCTGATCGAAGCTACGTCCCTCCCGCTCGTACTCGACCAGACGGAGATCGACGTCGGCGATGATCGGCTGGAGCTCACCCGGCGTGAACAGCTTGTAGTATCTGACGTCGCAGCGGTCGACGATGACCTGGGCCGAGTAAAGCGTACCGAAAACGAACAGGCAGATCGCGGGCCCGCGTTCGAACTGCCCGGCGTCATCGTACTTCGGGTACATCAGCGACTGAAGAAAGCGCACCTTTTTGGAGACTTCTTCGATATCGGTTGTCTCGCGATAGAACTGGACCTTGAACGACCAGGAGCGCTCGCCGCCGGCCGTCCACTGCAAGCGCGGATGCGTCGAGCCGGGGGCCTTCAGCTTGACCCAACCCGACGCGATCGAGTCGTTGAGCTCGATCGGGTTGTACTGGAACTCAAAGCGCTCGTTCGTCGCGGTGTCGACGAGAAAACCGGGGGCTGCGATGACGCTTGGATCTGCCATGGGCGATGGCGCCCACGGTCGGTGTGCGCGCCTATCAGTCTCCGGCGCGGTTAGCCAGCGAGTCCTCGTGACGGGCGACGGCAGAATGGATCTGCTGCCCGTCGAGATAGACGTGGATGTGCTGGTCGGCCTGCTTCGCAGCTGGGCGCGTCGCTGCAGCGACAAGACCTGCGTTGAGCTGGCCAAAGGAGCTGGCCGGGTTGCGCGCGCTCGCCTCTTCGGGAGAAATACCTGGCGGTGCCTCCAAATCGACTGCGCCAGGGAGGCCGAGGTTGTCCTGAATCCGCGAGAAAAAGTCGTCGCGCCCGAGAGCCTGCCGGCGCTGGCGCTTGGCCTCGTACTCCTTAGTGCGGCTCTTAAACGCGTCGTCGATATCGGCGTCGGTGGCGCCCTCGGGAATGATCCCGGTCTTCTTCAGCAGGTAACGCACGGGCGAGATGTCGAGCATCTCCTCGAACGACTCGCGTAGCTCGTCGAGATAGGCGATCGCGGTCGCGATGCCGGCGACAAGAAGGCCAATGAGGAGTACGAGCAGCCCGATCGGATTGGCGGTCAAGGCTACGTTCAACAGCCACTGCGCCGCCTGCCACGCGATGGTGGCGACGCGAACGCCGACAAGCAACGCCTGATAGACGCCGAACCCGACGGCGAGAAAGCCCAGCACCTCACCGAGCGTGCGCATCACGTCGAGCGAGGTTTGCGAGACGTGGTTTACGCCGTCAAACGCTTCGTTGGTGGGCCACAGGACATTGGTGAGCCATTGGATGTCGCGGATCAGCCACTCGATGGGCGTGACCAGCACGCGAAACACGTCGGCGGCAGCGCTGACGCCTTCACGAATGCCCTGCCACACCCCCGAGAAGAATTCGGCCAGGCGCTCGCCCCAGAGGAAGATCGCCTTCGTCACGCCCCACAAACCCTGCTGCACGAGCCGGTCGTGCAGCGCGACAGGAATCGAGCCAATCTGTCCTGAGCCATCGTCGCTGAACAGCGCCACCACGCCCTGAACAATCGACCTCAGCGCGTCCCACCAGCGCGTTACGGTGTCGCGTAGACCACCGAAGTTCTCTTCCCACGCAACGTAGAGCAGGCCGGCGACGGCAACGAGCGGCAAGATCGTAGGCAGAAGAGGCGCCAGCCCGGCCCACACCTCCTTGAGCGATTCGAGCACCGATGCGCCGAGCAGCTTGAAGCCCACCGACGCAAACTTCACAGCCGATGTCAGGATCACAATGCCTCCGGCCGCGGAAAGTGCGATCCCGAGAAGCCCTGCCAGCGTTGTCACGAAGCGGACGAGACCGGGATGCTGGCCGAGCCACGCCGCCACGCCGTGCACTATCTCCTGCAGCGCCGCGCCGATGGGCTCGAGCAGGTGATAGACGTCGGCGAGGCCGCGACCGAACGCGCGGCCGAGGGCCTCGAGATTGAGGTCGTGAATGATGTTGAGGAAGCCTTGCGCGATGCGCGTCTTGAGCTCCACCAGGCCGGATTCACCCGCACGCTGATAGAAGAGGCGGAACTGGCGCGCGATGTCGGCTTCGATTCCGGGTAGTCCCTCTCGGAGCTTGGCGGCAGCCCCACCCATGCGCCGCTCGATGACGTGTCCAACAGCGGTCAGGAGCTCGTCGGTCGACGACAGCAGATGCCCTCTGGCGATCTTGATGCCTTCGGCTGCGAGGTCGGCGACAGAGACGCCGAGCTGGGTGAGCAAGCGCCGCGGAAGCAATCCCTGCTCAGCGTAGATGCTCAATATCTGAAGGCGGCCCGCGACGGATTCGAGGCTCTCGTCCAGGACGGTCGCGGCAATGCCGGCCGCCCGCAGAAGGTCGGGAATGCGTTCGGCGGCGACGCCCATCGCGCGCATGTACTTGCCGGCTTGGAGCACTTGTTCCGTCGGGAAGAGCCTCAGCTCGCCGGCTAGCGCCTCAAGACGATCGAACAGCTCCTCGCCGTCCGATCCCAGCGCCTCATACGCCATCTTGAGACGTTCAACCTGCTCGGCCGCCTCGACCGCCTTGTCACCAAACAGCACCAGTGGCGCCAGAATCGCCGCGCCCGCGCCAGCCAGACCGAGGCCGAGCTCCAAGCTCTCGATGGCCTCGCGGATAGCGTGAGCGCCGTGCTGCGCTCTTTCTTCGAGGGCTTCGAATTTCGAGATGATCGCTTCGGCTGCTTCCGAAAACAGATCTGTGAGCGCAATGGTGACGCCGAGTCCGACGGCTTCTTCGAGGCCGCTCACGCGCAGTCAGCGAGCGTTAGCTGCAGGCTGGCGAGCTGGTGCCGACCAACCTCGATACGTGATCTTCAACGCTTGCACCTAGCCCACAAAGCGGTACGGTTCACCTCTTTGCCGTCGTGAAACAGATGAGCAGCAAAGTTGAAAGCGAAGCGTTGGGCACACCGCGGAACGAGCGCCCAGCTACCGTAGATGGACACTCCTGGCTGGACCAGATCACCGAAGCGAGGGACGTGCTCGACGCGCTCGACCAGCGCATTAACGCGGCGTTCAAGACGCCTCCGCCGGACGAAGCGGAGCGAGATCAGCTTGCATCGCTTCTCCAAGCGCGGGAGTGGGCTGCAGCGCGTCTGGTCGATGCAACGCGCGCGGCCGTCGAGTTTGCCGATGCGGGCGCTCGCTGCGAACGGACATAACGGGTCCGTCATCACCGGCGATGAAGGGCGGCGATCTGGCGGCGCGTCTCCTTGAGCCACGAGACCCAGTCGCGCCGCGTCTGCCGATCCCAATCGAGAACGTCCTCGTAGCTGAGGTGCAGCCCGCCGAGGCGGTCGTGCCAGAGCAGGAAACGCGCGTCCTCGTCTACGCTCGCCCCACCGCCGGGAAGAAAAAATCGGGCAGCACCTCGAAACGCGTCAGGCCGAGGTGTCCGCACGCGCCGCACGGGCACTCGATGGTGGAGTCGGGCCCGCCGCTGTGGCGAAGCTTCTCCAAGATCAACCCGCGATCCGCCGCTTCCAGATCATCAAGCTCGCGCTCACCGGCCGGCTTGCCGTCGAGCACGACCGAGCGCGACAGCAATAGGTGCGTTGTGTCGACGGTCTTGCTGCCGCGCCTGAGCTTAGCCAGCTTGGCCTCTGAGTGGCCCGTTGGCAGCGCCCACGTGGCGCTCCTCTTCGAGCGCGGAAGCTCGAGCGGCCCCGTGTTGAGGCTGAGCGGACGCTCGAAGTCAATGTCGCTGAGGCTCGCCTGCACCGGAGACTTTTCGCTGCAGCGTGGGCACGTCCAATCGAAGCTGACAGTCGGGCCGTAGGTCTCTTCGCGCAGGAAGAGCAGCAGCGCGAGGCGGTCGCCTGAGTGCAACTCCAAGATTGCGTCCATCGACTCGATGGCCACGCGATCGATGGCGCGCGTGCAGGCGCGCATGAGCTCGTCGAATGCGCTCACCTTGCGTGCCTGGATATCGTTGAGGAGCTTGCGCTCGTCGCGCCCTTTGAGGCCGACGAACTCGACGATCTTCCCACTGGGCAACTTGCGCTCGGGCATCGGCTGACTCCGTGTGGTCTGCCGGTGCGTCGCGCGTTAGCCGCTCAGCTACTGCCGCTCGTAACGGTCATAGGTGATCGTCAGCATCTCGAAGAGAAAGTCCGAGCTCTTGCCTTCGAGCTTCTCGTACTCGAGCTTCGAGATCCAAGCGCCCTTGAGCGTCCACGTCTCGATCACGTTACCGTCGCCGTCGAGGTGATGGAGGTCCACGTCGCGCTTGAGCTGCGACGGCGGCAGCGACTGCCCCGTATCGGTATCAGCCGCCTGCGTGAACCAGTCGAACGCGGCGGTGTCGGGACCACCGAGGTACATGCCTTTCTTGGCGACGATCGCCGTGAACTTGCGCCGGCCGGGGTTTTGGATGTCGTGCACCGTGCCGGCGCCGGCGAACATGACCACTTCGATTTCGGAGCTCGGCGAGTCGCACTCGGTGAAGTACGCCGAATCGAAGCCGGCGATCTCGAGCGCCCACTGATATTTCTGTCGAAGGTCGACGGGCGTCGCGCGGACGGACATGGACACCACCTCCGCCATGCCCTGCGCGCGTTAGCTGACGCGCGCGTCGGCGCGACCGAGGAGGAACTCGTGCCAGTGGCGCAGACCGGCGCTGACGTAGTGTTCGAGCGCTTCGCGGCCCTCACGCGCAGCGTTGCGGTCGTGCAGAAGCTGCTCCGCCACACGCACGATGTCGCGCACGTCGTCGGGATTCGCCTGCCAGTGCCGCGGCGTCCAGTCGATCGCGGGCGAAACGACGGACGGCACGTTGACGGCAACGCCGTCCGCCGTGACCATGTTGAAGCTCTCCGAGAACGAGACCTGAATCAAAAGGTCCATTCGCGCGACGAGCGACTTGAAGGCGGGCGCGCGGCGCCAGCTCGCGCGGATGACCTCGAAGTGGTCGACGTTCTCGGTGAGTTGCCTGAGCGCGATGCTCTCGAGGCTGTGGTCGTCGCGGCTCGCCGAAAGGTACAGTTTGGTCGGCACGCGCAGCCGCGCTGCCAGGTCAAGCGCCGCGGCGGCGCCGCCAATGACGTTCTTGAGCGTGCGCATCGCGCCGAAGAGGCCGATATGTAGCGTATCGCCGTCGCGCCACGGGCGCCGGTGTGCTGGCGGTGCGTCCGAAAGGTCGTACAGGTTTGGAAGGAAGACGACGCTCGTGCCAAAGATCTCGCTCGCCGGCTGCGTCAGCTTGAGGCTGTTGCCCGCCAAGAACACGTTGTGGCTTCCGCGCTCCAGATCGATCGTCTCGCGCATCCGGGCGATCGCATCAGGGTCCGCTTGGAGGAACGGCCACGAGCTGTGGCACTCGACGGCGAAGACGATCTCGGGACGCTCGGAGGCGAGGAGCTCAACCTCCTCCGTTTTCAGCCACGGCGCCGAGATGACCACGTGAGAGATCGGCGTGAGTCCGTCTCGAGTCGCGTGGTCGTTGGCGCGCGCGAGGCGCTGCAGGATGTGCTGGGCGCTCGTGCAACCCCACGCCTCAGCCCAGATGCCGTGGCGGCGCAGCGTTCGGGCCGTTGCGAGCGCGGTGACGCCCAAGCCGACGAGCGAGCTCTGGCCGGGAGGTGCGAAGTTCTTGTAGACCAAAATGACGCGGGCGCTCTTGAGGTCGGGTTCGATGTGGTGCGGGCGGTCTCGACGCATGCGGGCTCCTCTCCGTTGCCCGCTTGGCGGCTGTTAGCTTCGTCTGCTCAGACCTGCTTGAAGTCCACGCCGGTGTCGGTCGAGATCAAGTTGAAGATGACGTACTCGGCCGTTCGCGTCGCTTTGACATAGAGATTGGCGACGAGGCGATTGTTGTCGATGTCCGTAGCCGTCGTCGTCGTGTCGTCGAGCACGAATTTGAAATCGTAGACGCCACGGCCCGCCTTGGCGCCGTCCATGAACGGGTTCACCAGGCGCCGGAGCTGCCGCCAGGTGGTCTCGTCGTTCGGCTCGAAGACCACGAACTTGACCGACGGCGCGATCGACTTTCTGAGGTAGATGAACAGACGGCGGACGTTCACGCGATCGGTTGCTGACGGCTGGACTTGAAGCGTCTTCTGCCCGTCGATGATCGGCCCCGCGTCGGGATCGGCGTACAGCGCATTGATTCCGTACGCGTAGAGGTTACCGATTTCGTTGTCGGAGGTCTGGTACGCGAGCCGCGTAATGCCCTGCACCTTGGCCCGCTGGATGCCCGCCGGCGCGAGCCAGGGCTTCGAGGCGCGCGCCATCGACGCCAGCACCTCTCCGTCCACGGGGATGAACCGCTCGAGCCCTGTAAGCCCGTCGATCACGCCGATCCAATCGAAGTACAGCCCGCCGAATGAGCTGTTCGGCTTCGAGCCGCTGGCGAACGCGCCAGTGGCGTTGCGGTACTGAATGGCCTCGTTCGGCTGCATCGGCGCAATGCCTTGCATCGGCGGGGCGCCGCCAGCGCCGAACGGAATGGTTGCGATGTAGAACAGGTCTTGTCGGTTCTCGCAGTAGGCGAGCGCGGCGTTGAGAACGTTCAAGGTCGTCCAGCCCGGCGTCGTGAGCATCGACACGTCGCGAATCGGATCGAGCGCGTAGAGGCCCGTGCGCTTGCCGGAGTCGCCGATAATGTCAGCGTCCGTCATGGTATCGATCGCGTCGGTGCCATTGATGAGCGCGTAGGTTCCGGGCGCGGGGCGGTTGCCCGGCGGCGCGACCGTTGCCGCAGCTCCGAGATCTGTCATCGTGACGTAGCTCGACGAAGCGAGGAGCTTCAGAAAGTACCGCGGTGAGGCCGGCGCCATCGACAGCTCTTCGTAGTTCTCGACGATGGTGCCTTGGTAGATGACGTCGCAGCGCCAGCTCGACGCGGAATCGTTGGTGGCCGGTTGCACGCGGAGCTGGAGCGCATTGCCCCACGCGCCCGGATCGCGGGCCGCGACTACGATAGTAGGAACCGCCGTCGACGCCCCGCCAGTGGCGATAGCCGTCGACATGCCCAGCTTGGCCGCCGTCGTCCCCGAGACGCCGGCTGGATCGACGCGCAGCGTGGCTGCCTGGCCGGTGCCGCTCGATGTCAGTACGAGCCGACCCGTCGGGTCGACGGGCGCGGTGAATCCCTGCGGCTGGATGAGCGCTGCGAGCTCGGCGGCCTGGGCGTGCCGCACGTCGGCGACGTTGCCGCGGCCGACGGCGACGGAGACGGCGAGCCCGAGCGTGGCCAGGATGGCGGGTGCGCTCGCGCCGACGATCTCGAGGCGCCCTGCTGTGCCCGAAACGTCCGAGCGCAGGTGAACGCCCGTCGGCGTAATGAGCGTCTCGGTGCCGGCGAGGTCGCGCGCCAAGACGTTGGCCAGCTCCTGCTCGGTGGCGGTGGCGATGGCCGCAAAGTCCGCCGCATGGAACGTGATGCGCTGGATCGGCTCCGTGGCGAGACCGACGCGAAACGCCACCCACGCCCCGTCGGCAAGGGCGAATGGCCCGGCGGAGGTCACGACTTCTGCCGGCGAGGCCGCGATGGGCGTCATCACGACGGGCGGACCGCTCGGGAGATCGATCGAGATCGCGTCGCCGGCGGCGAGCGCGAAGGGTCCGGGCGCGGAGGCGATGACGGCGGGGCTCGGGCCGCCGCCAGTGGTCACGATTCGCGTGCTCGCCGGCGCTGATTGGTGCGCGCCGTTGACCTTCGCGTCTTCGCGGATGACGTAGAAGCGGGCGCCCTGGTCGAGCGCACGCTTGGCGACGTAGGGAAGAAGCCCGTTGACGTTCGGCAGGAAGCTTCCGAAGTTGCGAACGAACTCCGGCCAGGAAGACACGAGCACAGGTGTCGAGAGCGGACCGCGCTGGGTGGCGCCGACGAGCGCGCCGATGTCGGTGCTCGCGCCCTTGATGAAGAACGATTGATCGATCTCATTGAACTCGACGCCGGGCGTGTTGGGGTTCGGCATGCGCGCAGCCTCCGCGCATGCCCGGTGCGTTAGTCGTCAGCGTCGAGCGCGATGCAAAATGACGCCGCCTTCGCCAGCGGCGTACACGTCCTCGGGGCCACTTCCGGTGAGCGCATAGAAGTCGCTCTGCGATTGCGTCCGCTCAGCCTTCCAACCGGACGGCGTCCGGTGGAGCACCATCCCGAAGTCGCCCGCAATGAAGATGTCGTCGCCCAGCGCGCAAGCGGCGCGCAATGTGTTGGCCTGGCCGGAGCCGACGCCGTCGAGTGGATGCCACACGCCGTCGCCTGCCGAAGTCAGCAGCACGCCAGCGTCACCAGCTGCGTAACGCTGTCCGCTCGCGTCGCCGGCGATGGCGAACAGCGGTGCGGGCACATTCGTAATTTCGCGGCTCCACGATGTGTCCGGGTCGCGACGGAAGATTACGCCGCCGTCGCCTCCCACCCAGAGCCTGCCGCTCATCGCGTCGCCCCAGATGGCCCGCAGCGAGACCGCTGGCGAAAGCTCCTGCGCGAGTGCCCAGCTCGAGCCGTCAAAGTGAAGGACCATGCCACCGTCGCCAATCGCGTAGAGATCAGCTGCAGACGCACCCCAAACACCATTGAGATCGACCCGCGTCGGGCTCGCGTCGGGGAGCCAGGTGATTGCGCTGTCTGCGAGCTGGCGCCGTAGGATCGTGCCGCCGGTCCCGACCGCGACCAAGTTCGTGGCGCTCGTGCCCCATAGCCCGCGCAGCTCTGCTGTCGTGTTCGTCGGCGCATCGAGATACCACACACCCTCGACCGTCCGCGCGATAGCCGCGCCCTCGGCGCCAATCGCGATCGGGCCAAGCGCATCGGCTGGTTGAAACGCCGCCAAGATCGTGTCGGAAACGAAGCTGTCCTCGGGTTGCCAAGCGACGAGCGCGGGCGAGCCGTCCACGATGTTGATAGCAGTGGTGGCGACGAGCTTGATTGTCTTCGGCGGCGCCCCGTAGCACGGCCAATCCCGCAGCCGAATGTGTCCGGTCGCGCCAACGATGTCTCCGAGCTCGGGCTCGTCGTCGGGAACGAATGTCGTGTTCCATTCGGTGATCAGGCCAGCCACTCGAGGCGATTCCTGTGCCCACGCCGTGATCGCTTGCAGAAGCGCGAGTATCCCTGCGTCTCCGGTCAGCCGCTGCGACTCGATGCGGACCTTGAAGATAAGATCGTAGAAGCGCGGATAGGGCTCCTTCGTCATCGTGAGTCGGGCCCGGTCGCGGTTGCGGTAGACGGCGAAGCCGAGCGGCTGTCGTCTCTGCAAATCCTCGATGAGCGTCGGCACTCCGAGCAGCACGCAGGGAAAAGTCAGAAGCACCGGATCGCCAGGATGCGGATCTGTCGTCGCCTGACGGGCATCGACGCTCGTGTGCATGGCGACGAGCACCGAGCGAGCGCTCGTCTCGGCCATCTTGCCGCGCACGGATTGAATCAGCGAGCGGCACACGTATTCCAGCGGCGGCCCCGGCATCGTTTATCGTTTCTGCGCTGCCGCGCGCAACGCGTCTTTGTATCGTTGGACAGCGATGGGCTTGTACGCCACGAACGTCGGTGTCACGGGATCGCGCGCGGGAATCACGATATGCGTCGTCGACGCTTTGAGGTGAAGGCCCGTCGCGTGCAGGTACGCGCGCATCCTCGCCGTCACGGTGATGACCTTTCCGTGGAAGAGAATCGCCGCGATGTTGATGAGGCGCGTTCCATCTTGGGCGACGGCTTGGCGGTTCACGCCGACAGCGCCGCTCCAGCCGTCCTTCGATACCTTGTAGGTGAATGATCGGAACAGGTCGCCGTGATTGATGAGCGCCTTGGCGTCCTTTCCCCCCGCCAACGCTTCGAGCAGCTCGTCCTGGCGCTTGGGCGAATAGCCGGCGATTCGCTGCAGCACCGTGTAGGGATGGAGCGGCTGAAGCCGCTTGCCGCCCGGCTCCTGCGTCTCGATGCCCTTTCGAATCTCGGCGACCAGGCCCTGGCAGTTGCGCTCGGTGGCGAGCTTTACCTCTTCGCGGACACGATCCCGTAGGGCGCGCACGCGCTCGAGCGCGCCGGCCCAGTCGCCGGTCAGGCGGACGTCGGCCATGTCAGTCGTTGCCTTCGAGGCGCTTGAAGAGCGCCTTCACCAGATAGTACGTCCCGTTGTAGTGGCCCGCCGGCTCGACCGACACGACGCGATATCGGTAGGTCTGATCGGCCGCCGCGGAAACGCGGTCGCCTTTGCGAAGCCAGATGCCGAGGGCGATGAAATCGGCCCGCAAGAACGTGAAGTGCCCATCGGCCTGGTACTCGTCGCCGCCCGGGCTGCGCCGAAACGCATCCTTGGTTCCCCACGTGATCTGCGCGCGCAGGTGAAGCGGCGGCTGAAAGCTCGCGCCTTGCGCGTTCTCGGGCTCGCGGAAATCGGCGTCGATTGCTGTCGCCGTAGCGTCGAGCTGCTCGACGATGACGTCGATCGAATGGATGAGCCGCGGGATCAC